ATACCGCTGGGGGGGGGCTGACGCCGATGCGCGAACGCTGGCCCCGGTTGATGCGCGAAATCGCGGAGGAGCTCGGCGACGATGCCGCGCTCAAGCTCGTTGCGCGCTATGGCGGGCAGGTAATCACCGTCCCACTCCATGCAAATGGCTCGAAAATTGCTCAGGAAGTTGGTCTCGAAATCGCGAAGGCGCTGGTCGCTTTACGAGGTGGCGACAAGCTCTCCGTTCCCAATTTCGGCCTGAAACTTGCCGAGGAGCGCAGACGGTTCATCTTGACGCACCCCGATCTATCGGCCAACGATTGCGCCCACAAGCTTGGGTTAACCAATCGCCGGGTGCTGCAAATACGCAGCGAAGCCCGGGGCGATCCGAGGCAGATGGACCTGTTCAGCGCCTGACCCCCCTGAAGCCCTTCGGCCTGCCTCTCGCAGGGTGAAATCCCGAAAGTCGATCTCGGAAATAACCCGGGATCGCACCATGCCCCATCTCAACCTCATTCGCCGCTGGGAAGGCCTGAAGCTACGCGCTTATCAGGACACGGGCGGCGTGTGGACGATCGGGTACGGGCATACGCATACCGTCACGCCCGGCATGGCCATCGATAAGGCGGAGGCCGAGCGCCTGCTCGCGGTCGATGTGGCCTGGGCGGAGGATGCGGTGGACCGGCTGGTCCGGGTGCCGCTCAACACGAACCAGCGCGCGGCCTTGATTTCATGGGTCTACAATATCGGTGAAACGCAGGCGGCGTCCTCGACCCTGATCGAGCGGTTGAATACCGGCGACTATGATGCGGTACCCGGCCAGATGGCCCGTTGGGTCTATGACAATGGCCAGATCATCAGGGGCCTCCAGAACCGGCGCGCAGACGAGGCCGCGCTTTGGCTGGAGCCAATTGCACCGCTCAATCCGCTCAGCCGGAGCCGGACCATTCTTGCGGCAATCGTCGGCACCATTACGACCGTCCTGACATGGTTTCAGGAGCAGGCACTGGCGCTGTTCGGGCTGGCCCGCGATGCCGCGTCCAGCGGCTATGGCTGGCAGCTGATGCGGCTTCTCGAGCAATCGCAGCCCGTGGTGATGCTGATCGTGCTCGCCGTCGTGGTCTACGCCCGGATCGATGATCACAGAAAGAGGAGACGGTGATGAAGAGCATGGAAGTGCGTCTGGGGGAATACCGGATTACCGGCAAGGTCGCCGAGGATGGCGGAATCGTCGTTCAGGCGAGCAGCTCGCAGTCGAACCTGATCGAGGCAGAAATGAAGCTCGGGCCGACGGCATCTGATCGGCAGGTTTTTGCAGAGAGTGAACGCGCCGAACCTCGCGAGGTTGAGGTCGACGCGCCGCATGCGGGCCGCTCATCTAACATCGAGCCCGGTCCTGTCTGATGGGATCACTCGCCCGTCTCTTGCCATTGCTGCGCCTTGCGGCCCGCGCGCCATGGGTGTGGAGCGGGCTCGCGGGTCTGCTCATAGGGGGCTGGCTCGCCTACGGCTTCGGCTTTGACGCCGGGCTGTCGACGGGGGTCGAGACGGGCCGGGATGCCGAGCGAGCGCGACAGGCAGAGGCGGCGTTGAATGGATCGCGCGATGCGATGCGCGACAGGCAGGAGGCTGAAAGCGATGTGGCGAGTGATTGGGATCGTACTGGTGGTGACCTTGGGCGGCTGTGCGCCGAAGATCCTGCCTGCCGTGATCGACACCGGCTGCGACTGGACGAGGACGCTGCCGTGGTCAGTCCAGGACACGCCGCAGACGGTGCGCGGCATTCAGGAAGCGAACGCGACGCGGGCGACAAGATGCCCCGAGGAGAGAGATGATGAAACTGCCCCAGCCGATTGAGCGCATCCTGTCGTTCTTGGCGATCTATAAATTCGAGACCTTGCTTGTGGGTGCGGTCGCACTGTTCGCGCTCTCGCCACTTTTCGTTGGTGACAGCGATGATCCAGCTTCTACGCCGGAGAGACCCGCTGCCTCCGCGCCTGCGCCCAAGGGCTCAAGCAGCATCGCCTCGGCATCCGAGTTCGCGGAGCGGGTTTTCTATGCCGGTGGCGGCACGCGCGAATGGGGAACCGTCTGCCGGTATCGCGATGGCTTTGTCAGCGTTGACCACGTCACGCGCAATGGCACGCCGGTCGTCGGACCAAAGCTGGAAGTGACCGCCTCGTCCGAGATCAGCGACTGGTCGATTCTTGGCATCGACCCGCGCGACGTCAATCTTGCGGAGGTGCCAGAGCTCAAGCCCGGTCTGGATGTCCAGATTGCAGGCTTCCCCGCGCGTGACCTTGAAGGCGAGGTTCTGCCTGGCCGGGTCTATATCGACGACAACACACCGCCTTTCTGGTGGGTCGAGCTGTTGCCCCTGCCAGATGGTGGGCCACCTGAAGGCGCGGTTGGCGGGCAATCCGGCTCCTGCGTTCTTGCAGGCGGCGAGGTCGCAGGAGTCGTCTCGGCGAACGGGTTTTCGAAAATCGACGGCACGACGAATACCTGGGCGCTGGTGGTGCCGCTCGCGGAAATCCTGCGCGAGGCGCGCGGAGAGCCGCGCCAGAAGCCGACATCCTTTATTCCAGACACCCGCCGTCGTCCCGAGATTGCTCTCGGGCGCAGCGCGATCAGGCCGGAGCAGTAGATATGGGCTTGGGAAATTCGGCGTATACGGCGGCGAGCCATCTTGTCATGATCGCGATCCTGTTTCTGGTCGTGACCCGCGTTATGGTGCTGGCTGGCGCACCGCGTGACCGGAACGGTTGGGTATTCCCGCGCGCCATCGCCTTGTTCTGTGTGGCCCTGATCGTCGAGCGGGTTTTCTACTTGGTGGCCCGGCTGCTGATAAATACCGACATCAATCTCTGGAAGGCGCATCCAGCCCCGGAGGTTCTCGCGGTCCTGGTCGCCTTGGCCGGGTATTGGTTCATGCCCGCCTATTTCACTGCGCTCGGGTGGGACCGGCGCAAAATTGTCCGCAGATGCGCGTGCGAAATCGCCGGGTTCTGCGTTCTCTGGGGGATTTGCGCAGGTGTACTTCACTGATGCTTGACCTTCTCAAATCAACCGAGATTGTTCTTGGTCTCGTCCTCACGGCCTTCGGTTTGCTGTCGGGCCTTGTCGTCTGGATTGACCGTCGCCAGCGACGTCGTGCGGACGAGGCGGTATCCGGGATCACACGCGATCACGCCAATGCCGCTGACAGCATCGTCAAGCTGGCGGGGCGGATCGATCATCTCGAGATCGAACTCAAAGAAGGGTTCGACGATATGGAGACCCGGGTGGGCGGTCTGGAACGTTCGATGGAAACGGTCGCGAGACATAAAGATGTCGCCGCCCTTGATGGGTCAGTCCGCGAGCTTCGGGGAGCGATGACCGCTGAAATGCGAGCCGTCAGGGGGCAAGTCGACACGATTTACAAGGCGGCACTGGCCGCATCCCAGGGCCGGAAGCCCGAAGTATGATGAAGGAATGGCCCATGATCGAAGTCGAGGAGCGCAAGCGCCGCCGCGCGATCCTTACCTATCTGAACGATGCCCAGCGGCGCGAGGCATCGGCAGAGCTGTGCGTCCAGGCCTGCCGTTCCCTGGGCATTCCAACCTATCTCGATCAGGCGACGATCTCGCTCGGATGGCTGAAGGACCAGGGGCTCGTGGAACTTGGCGGCAAAGAGGACTTCATCATCGCGAAGCTGACGGCCTCGGGCGTGCAGGTCGCGCTGGACGAGCGCAGCGTTCCCGGCATTGACAGGCCGTTGATCTGATGCCCCCGCCCCGCAAGGTTGATCGTCTTCCCGAGGAACTGCGCCGCTGGCTCGATGTCGCGCTCAAGAAGGCAGGGTTCGGCGATTACGAACGGATTACCGATGAACTGAATGACCGGCTCGAAGAGGAGGGGCTTGATCTTCGCCTCGGAAAGTCGGCCGTTCATGCTCACGGGCAGCGTTACGCAGAATTCATCGAAACTCAGCGCCAGGCGGCAGCCTGGGCGATGGATTTCGCGAGCGAAGTGGGGGTCGAGACCGAGGCTGGCATGCATGGCATTCTTGTCAAGCGCCTGATGGCCGAAGGGTTTAAGCTGCTCGACAAGGATGAGGATTTCACGGCGAAGGATCTTGCGAGCTTCAGTAGGATGCTGTCCGGCCTGATGTCCTCGTCCAATACCCGCGAACGCATCCTTGATAACGAGCGCAATCGTATTCGTGAAGAAGAGCGCGAGGCTGCCGCCGAGAATGCCGAGAAGACGGCCGTCAAGGCGGGCATGACTGCCGAGCGCGCCGCCCAGCTTCGCCGTGATGTCCTGGGCGTCGAATGACGGACGCGCTCGAACAATCGCCCATCGACGATCTCGTCGGCGAGTCGCTTCCGGCGGGCGGCGATCTGCCAGACGACTTCGACCCCCATGCTGACGGCATTCTCATGTCGCATCAGAAGAAGTGGCTGGCCGACAAGAGTCCCGTCAAGATCGCCGAGAAATGCCGTCGCTCCGGCTTCACCTTCGCCGAAGCGCTGGATGATACGATCACGGCATCGACGGCACGGGGCGAGGGTGGCAGCAACGTCTTCTACATCGGCGATACGAAGGAAAAGGGCCGCGAGTTCATCTCTTATTGTGCGACTTTCGCCAAAACCGTGGCGGGCGAGTTGCTCTCGATCGACGAGTTCTTGTTCGAGGACAAGAAAGAGGGAGGAGACTCGAAGTTCATCTCATCCTTCAGGATCACGTTCGCCTCCGGCTACTCGATTGTAGCACTTTCCTCCCGCCCCGAAAACATTCGCGGCCTTCAGGGCATAGTCGTCATCGACGAGGCGGCGTTCCACAAGGATGTCGGCGAGGTCATCGACGCGGCCGTCGCGCTGCTGATCTGGGGCGGGCGCATCCGGATTATCTCCACCCACAATGGCAGGCTCAATCCGTTCAATGATCTGATCGAGCGCACACGAGCGGGCAAGACGTCCTATTCCGTCCAGCGGATCACCTTCGACGAGGTCATCGAGAACGGCCTTTACGAGCGCGTAAAGATGATGCGGCCCGACATCATGCCGTTCGACGAATGGTACCGGACGATCCGGGGCTCCTATACCGACAAGGCCCGTGAGCACGAGGAACTGGACACGATCCCGCGCGATGCCGAGGGCTCGGCCGTCAGCCGCGTCCAGGTGCTGGCTTGCGTTGACAAGACCATTCCCGTCATCCGACTCGCGAAGGATCCCGAGTTTCTGGAGTTTCCCGAGGAGCATCGGCGCGCGGAGATCGCAGCCTGGTGCGAGGAGCATATCGCCCCGGTCCTGGCGCAGCTTCACCCGCGCACCCGCAAGGCCCTTGGCGCTGATATCGCCCGCAAGGGGCACCTGACCTCGTTCTGGTTGGCGACGATCGGCGCGGGGTTGAAACGCGAGACGGCGCTGATCGTGGAGCTGCGGCGGCTTCCTTTCGAGAACCAACGCCAAATCCTGTTCTTCATCCTTGATCGCTTGAAGGGTGTCTGGAGCGCCGCGATTGATGCGGGCGGGCTTGGGGCCGACACGGCGGAGAGTGCCCGGGTGCGATATGGCGATCGGGTCGCGGAAGTGGTGTTCAGCACGGCATGGTATCGTGATCACGGGCCGAAGATTATCTCGGCGATCGAGGATGTTTCGCTCTCGGTTGCGGCGGACGATGATATCGTCACGGATTTTTGCGCACTGGCCTATGTGAACGGCGTGGTGAAAATCCCGGACGGGTTCGAGAACACGGGCGCAGATGGCGGCAAGCGCCACGCGGATACCGCGCTGGCAGCACTGCTGATGGAGTTCTCGGCACAACAGGATGTCGTCGAGTTCGGTTCCTATGCGGGCGATCAGCGCCTCGCGGAGGCTGAAAGCTATGCCGCTGATGCGCACGGCCATGGCGCAGGCGTTTATCCTGGAAGCGATAGCGACGATTCGGGCGGCTGGGGCTCGGTCGGTACCGGCATCGCCTACGACGATTACATGGGAGGCATGGATGGCTGATGCGGACGAAATCAAGAAGGCAGGCGATGGCCCGCCGCCTGGCGAAGCCGCCGCCGCCCGGGATGGAGACGAGTTCCTCAATCTCTGGCTCGAGGGCATTCGAGAGCCGGAAGACCCGATCCTGCAGGGCCGTGGCGCGGCGCATGATCTGCGGCTCTTCGACGAGGTCCGGGGTGATGCCCAGGTGTGGTCCACGCTTCAACAGCGCCGGGATGCCGTCGTGGCAATGCCCTGGGACGTGAAACCCGGTGATGATCGCCCGGCAAGCGTCGATGCCGCTCAGGAGCTGACCGAGCAGCTCACCGCGTTGCCCATGGATACGATTGCCCGCAGGCTGCTTTGGGGCGTCTTCTACGGGTATGGCGTCGGCGAATGCCTCTGGGGTATAAAGGGCAACCGCGTCACCTTCGAGAATATCCGGGTGCGCCGGGCGCGCCGCTTCGGCTTCGATGTCGATGGCCAGCTGATGTTGCGCCCCACCATCAACCGCAATCCGGGCATGATGCCCGACAAGAAGTTCTGGGTCATGTCGGTCGGCAGCGATACCGATGACGAGCCTTATGGTCTCGGCCTTGCCCATCTTCTCTATTGGCCAGTCTATTTCCGAAGACATGGGCTGCGCGCCTGGATGGTGGCTCTCGACAAGTTCGCACTGCCGACGGCCGTCGGACGCTTCCCCTCAGGCACGGCGCAGGAAGATATCGACAAGGCACTTGCGGCCCTTAAAGCGATCCGCTCGAACAGCAGCATCATGATGCCCGACAAGTTCCCGGTCGACTATCTCGAGAGCTCGAAATCCGCCGGCATGGATTACCATAAATTCCATGAGTTCCTTGACGGGATGATCGCCAAGATCGTGCTGAGCCAGACCATGACGACGGATGACGGGGCGTCGAGGGCGCAAGGTGAAGTCCATATGGACGTGCGCGATGAGGTCGCTCAGGCAGATGCAGATCTTCTGTGCGGCAGCTTCAATGAAGGGCCGGCGACCTGGTGGACGCGGTGGAATTATGGCGAGGACGCGGCCCCGCCGCTGCTCGTGCGCGAGAAGGACGAGCCCGAGGATGCGGATAAGGCAGCCAGCCGCGACAAGAACCTTAAGGTAGTTGGCTGGGTGCCGAGCGAGGAGCGCGTGCGCTCCGTTTACGGCGAGGGCTACGAGAGAGCAGCCCCTTCGCAAGAGCCACCCGAAGATACCCCGCCTGAGGAGTTTTCCGAAGAAGACGGCCGGAAGGACACGATTGCGGATTTCGTCGATCAGCTGATTGCTGAAGGTGCGCCCCAGGCGGCAGCTGCCGATATCCTCGCGCCCCTTCTCGATCTTGTCGACGGCACGAACGATCTGGAGGTCTTGCGGGACCGGCTCGGAGATTTCTCGTTTTCCGATGACGCCCTCGTTCCGCTGGCCGACCATCTCAACAGGGCTGCGTTCGCGGTTCGGATCGGCGGCGAGGTCGGGCTGCCGTTGCGCGATGGTGTCGAGGAGGAAGCGCTATGAGCACCACCGTGTTCGAGGCGCTGTCCGACGAGGAGACCATCGCGGCCTTTCGCGAAAAGGGATACGCGGCCGCGCTGGATCGGTTCTCCTACCGTGATATCTGGGCGCGGATGCATGCCCGCAGGTTCACGGTTGCCAAGGCGCTCTCTGACGACGTGCTCGGCGCGATCCGCAAGGCCGTGGACGAGGCGATTGCAGAGGGCGTGACCTACGAGACCTTTCTCAAGAAGCTCGAACCGGTGCTGAAGGATCTGGGGTGGTGGGGTCGCGATACCATGATCGACCCAAGGACGGGCCTGACCGAAGAGGTCCAGCTCGGGTCGGCCCGGCGGCTCCGCATCATCTACGACACCAACTTGCGCAGCGCCCGCGCAGCCGGTCGATGGGAGCGAGCGCAGCGCAACAAGGCGCTCATGCCGTATTTTCAGTACATTCAGGTCGACCGTCCGAGCAAGCGCGACGCCCACAAGCCATTCGACGGGATCGTGCTGCCCGTCGATCATCCGTTATGGAAAACACATTGGCCCCCGAATGGATGGCAGTGCGGCTGCTATGCTCGACAAGTTTCGAAGGCCCGCATGCGCAGAGAGACGCTCGAGGTGACGCCCGAGGATCGCGTTGACGAGATTTCCGAAACACGCGCCGTTCATGACAAGCGCAATGGCGTTACCCGGCAGGTTCCGAAGGGTATAGACCCGAGCTTCGAGCACAATGCCGGGCTGTCGCGCTATGACCCGGATGCGGCCTGATTGCCAGCTTCGAAAAAGCATGCGCCATAGAGCGCCGTAGAAAGCCCTCGCCAGATTTTGGCGATACATACGCATGGAAATTGCCTGTCGCGCTGTAATCGACCGCTAATTGCGTTAAGAGCGATTTCAAAGGCGAGGCGCACAGGGCGACGCACAGCGCCATCGGCCATCATCGGCCACCCATACACCTGAAATACGCTCACCCCTTTTAAATTTGGCGGATTTCTGTTTCAAATGGCCTGTATGCCATAGCGTCATCGCCTTGCGAGCGCAGGCACACCTTCTGCCTCGATCAAGGCGAGCGCTATCTCGCAAAATGACCGCGCGTCTATCGGGCCTGAAAGGGCTTTCAGGTTATGTGGCGGCTTTGCATGAGCCATGGTCCGCTCATGACCACAGCACGTATTCACCTCGCCCGACCCGGCACCTACCGCGACGCCCATGGCCGCACCGCTACCCTTTCAGCTGAGCGGCTGAAGGGTTTGGCGGAGAACTACCGGCCCGGCAGCGACAAGGCCCCGCTCGTTCTCGGACACCCGAAGGATGGCGCGCCAGCTCATGGCTGGGTCGATGCCCTCGAATTCGACGAGACATCCGGTCTGTGGGGTGAAGTCAGTCAGTTCTCGACCGATCTGGCGGAGGCCGTGCGCGACGGACGCTACAAGCGTGTCTCGATCAGCATCTATCCCAAGGGCGGAAAAACAAACCCGACCCCCGAGCATGAAGCCCTGCGCCATGTTGGCGTGCTGGGCGCGCAGGTGCCAGCCATTCGCGGCCTCACTCCTCTCGAGCTGTCCGAAGATGACGACGTCGTCACCATCGAGTTCAGCGAGAGTGACTGGGCCGGTTGGTGGGGCGTGAAGAATTTCATGCGGGGACTGCGGGACTGGATCATCGACCAAAGCGGCACCGAAACTGCCGACCGCGTAATCCCTGCCTACCTGATCGACAGTGTCGAAAGCGCGTCCCGCGACGCGATGCGCGACGACGATGACGCCCCGGCATTTTCCGAACCCAAGCCTGAACTGAAGGAGGCGCAGCCCGTGCCCAAAGATACACCCCCGGCCGATTTCGCGGAACGCGAGGCGGATATCGACCGCCGCCTGGCCGACCTGAAAACACGCGAGGACGCCCAGGCGGCGAAGGATGCGGCAGCTGCTGAAGCGTCGTCCTTCGATTTCGCGGACAGCCTGATCGAAAAAGGCTGCCTTGCCCCCGCCAAACGCGAGACGGTCGCGGCCATCCACCGCAAACTCGCGGGAGCGGATGAGCCGCTCTCCTTCTCGGACGGCAAGACCGAAGACTCTTTGAAGGGCTTTGAAAAGCTCTTCGAAGGCGCGCGGCCGGTGATCGATCTCTCCGAACGTTCCGCGCCCGATCAATCGAGCGAGGTCGATGCGGGCGATCCCGACGCCCTCTCCAAACGCGCCAAGGCGCTCCAGAAGGAAGACGACAGTCTTTCCTTCGCGGAGGCCGTCCGCCTGGCCGAAGACGAAGCAGGAGACGCGGCATGAACCGCATGATCGTGAAGACCATGATTGCGGGTGCCGCGATCACCAAGCGCCGGATTGTCAAATACGACGGCAACGGCAAGCCCGTTCAGGCTTCTGCTGCGAGCGACCTTTCCATCGGCGTGTCCGACAATGCAGCCGATGCGGCCTCGGGCGACCGGGTCGAGGTCGTGCTTTGCGGTTTGCCCGAGGTCGAGGCTGGCGGCGCGATCGCGGCGGGCGCATCCGTTACGGCTGACGCGAACGGCAAGGCGGTTGCCGCCGCCACCGGAAACGTGGCTGTCGGCTGGGCTTATGCCAACGCGGACGCGGACGGCGACATCATCGAAATCATGCCCGGGCGCCACACGGCAGCCTGAGGGGAGTAAGAGACAATGGCAGGCGAACCCTTCGTCATCGACGCCGCGCTGACCGCGATGGCCGTCAACTACCACAACCCCGATGTGACGCTGATTGCCGATCAGGTGATGCCGCGCGTCGACGTTGGCGATCAGCTCTATGAGTATGACTACTTCCCGCCGGAGGAAGTCTTCACCGTCCCCGACACGACGATCGGTCGACGCGGTGCGCCGAACGAAGTCGAGTTCTCGGCCGAAGAGCGGACCGCGAAAGTCGTCGATCGTGGTCTCGACAGCACAGTGCCGGAGCGTGATATTGCGGCGGCCAAGGCCCAGAAGCGCAACAAGCGAAGCAGCTACGATCCCGAGGCGCGTGCTGTCGAAGGGTTGACCCAGCTTGTCCAGCTTGACCGGGAGCTTCGTGTTGCCGGTGTGGTTCAGAGCTCGGCGAACTATGCGGGCAATACCCAGACGCTGGCGGGTACGTCGCAGTGGTCGGATTACGATAACTCCGATCCGCTGACCGATGTCTCGGATGCTTGTGACAGCACCTTTATCGCCCGCCCGAACATTGCCGTGATGGGCCGGAAGGTCTTCACGAAGCTGTCGATGCACCCGGTCCTCGTCGAAGGTGTCATGGCAACAGGGGCCAAGCGCGGCAAGATCACCCGCCAGCAGATGGCGGACCTGTTCGAGCTCGATGAAGTTCTCGTCGGCGACAGCTTCTTCAACACAGCCCGCAAGGGTCAGGTGGGCGCTTACGACCGCGTCTGGGGCAAGTTCTTTGCGCTCCTGCACCGCAATCGCGCCGCCCAGAACAAGGGCACGCAACCCACCTGGGGCTTCACGGCGGAGTGGCGCGCCAATGGCGGAAGCAAGGCCATGGTCGCGGGTCGCTTCAAGAACCCCAAGGGCGGAGGCCTGCTCGGCGGCACCACGGTGCGCGCGGGTGAGTTTGTCGAGGAGCATGTGATGGCTCCCCAGACGGGCTTCCTCTTCGAAAACGCAATTCTCTAGGGGGAACGTCTGATGACCGATCTGCAAAAAAAGCGCTTCCAGGCGATGCGCCGCATCAAGCATGACGGCAAGCCCTATGAGGCAGGTGATCATCTCTGGATGACCGAGTCCGATGCCGAGCCGCTGCTCGAGCTCAAGGCTATGACCCATGACGAGGGCACTGCCGAGCCCCGTGGATAACACGGCCTCGAATGGCGCGCCGCCTCAAGACAAGCCCGCGAAGATCATCGCCGCCATTGGCGCATTGCAGGCCGACAGTTTCGGAGCGAGCGGTGCGCCGAATGTGAAGGTGCTGGAGAAGGTGCTGGGTTTCCAGATCACCGCCCGTGAGCGTGATCGCGCTTGGAAGGTGCTCGAAGCTGTCAACGCGGCTCCCGAAGCGAACCTGTCGCTGACCTTGATCGTGACGGATTCCGGCCTGGCTGATCTCACTCAGGCTGAGTTCGATGCGGCGCTGGCGCTGCGGCCCAAAGGAGAAGCATCTTGACCTATGCTGAAGCCACGGCCCGCATCGCGGAAGCCACCAGCCTGTCGAAAGCCGATGTCGACCGCGTGCTCGATGCCCTGCGGACGTCTGTCCACGACGAGCTGAAGGGTGGGGGCGATGTGTACCTTCCCGGCCTCGGCCGCTTCGAGACGCAGGATCGCAAGGCGCGCAAGGGTCGTAACCCGAAGACGGGCGAAGAGATCGACATCCCCGCCAAGCGTGTTCCGAAATTCGTACCCGCCAACGCCCTGAAACAGGCCGTCGCGGGCTGAGGGCTTCCAGCGGGGTGGCGCAGAGGTAGCGCGTGTGGCTCATAACCACGAGGTCGGCGGTTCGAATCCGCCTCCCGCAACCAAGATCCCAAGCGAACCCGCCCAAGGGGCTGCGATGGACAGACACACGGGTCAGGAACTTGCCCCGCCGTTTTATCGCCGCCAGGTATTTTTGCATGCGGAAGTAGGGCTGTCGATGGCCGGATCATCGACTGCAACGTCTGAGTGAATGGACGCGACAGGCCGGAGAGACGGCCACCATTTTCCCGAGGAATGTCCGCGCTCATGGCCTATACCACGCAATCCGAACTTGAATTGGCCTTCGGCGAGGCAGAAGTGCTCGCGCTCGTCGACCGTGATCGGGATGGCGTTGCGGATGCGGGTGTGATCGAGCGCGCGATCGCCGATGCGGACGAGACGATCAACAGCTATTTGCGCAGCCGTTTCGATGTGCCGGTCGCCGATCCGCCGGGGCTGATCAGCAAGATTGCCCGCTATCTTGTTCGCTACCAACTTTCCGAAGACCATGCGCCCGACCGGGTCGTCAATGACAACAAACAGGCCCTCGCCTGGCTTGAGCAAATCCGTAAAGGCGAACTGGATCCCGGCATCTCGACAGCCGGTACCGCGCCAGAAGCAACCGGCGGTGGCCCGACGCACCATGAGGGCCGCGAGGCCTTTCCTGCCCATGCGCTTGATGCCTGGACAGGTGACGCATGAGCTTCCACATTGTCAGCAGGGTCGATGAGATCAAGGCGGCGAGCAAGATCTTCCGCGAGCTGAGCCGCGCTGGAAAGGATACTCGTCCGCTCGCCGATGCAATGGGCGGGGAGATGGCGGAATCGACCATCCATCGCCTGTCTGTCACCAATGAAAGCCCCGAGGGAGAGAAGTGGCCGAGCTCTGCTCGAACCCGCGCCAAGGGCGGCCTTGTCCAGAATCAAAGCGGCACGGCTGGACTGGCGGGGTCGATCACCCACAAGGCGACGAACAACAGCTTTACGGTCGGCTCGATCGCTCCCTACGCGGCGATGCGCCAGTTCGGCGGCACGATCCGCCCGCGCAATGCCAGCGTCCTGATCTTCAAGACGTTCGACGAAGATACCGGCGAGGAAATCACGGTCGCGGCAAAGAAAGTCACCCAACCTGCCCGCCCGTATCTCGGGATTTCAAACGATGATGCGGAGGTGATGGCGGAGATGGCGGCCGATTACTTCGGAGATGTCATGCGCGAGGCCCCCCGATGAGCGCGCAGATCGATCCGATTGGAGCTGTCGAGGACTCCATGGTCGCTCGCCTCAAAACCGTCTTCGGCTGGGGTGATGAGCGGCGCGCCCTTCAGGAAGTGAAGGCGCTCGAATTTCCCTTCGACGAGAATGCCGACACTGTCCAGCAGGTTTCGCCTCCGGGCGCGTATGTCGTCCCGTTCGGGGCGCGGCCGCTCGATGGCGATGGCCACATCCTGTTTCGCTGGTGTGTCTATGCGGTCAGCGGCGCGGCGACGACGCGCGAGCGAGCGCGAGGCGCGCCCTCGGGTGATCTGGGGACCTATGCAATCTCGTCGCGTATCGGCGCTGCGCTCAGTGACTGGACGCCGAGCGGGGTCGATGAGGCGGGAACTTTGGAGTTGGCCGGTATCGAGGTGCTGACAGGCCTGACGCTCATGAAGCGCAGGTTGTCCGTTCTCGCGGTCACTTTCGTCGGCCCCATCCACCTGTCTTTCGAAGACCCCGAGGCCGAGCTCGCCGACTTCCTTCACTACCACAGCGACTGGGATCTGCACGCGCCGGATGAGCCTCGCAAAGGGCCGCTGCCGCTCGACCTCGACGCCACCAATGACGTGGACCTGCCCGGTTCACCCGAGACATCAGGAGACGCTCCATGAGCAATCGCCAGAAGAAGTTCATCCGCCCCGCCGAGGGCCGGTCCTGCCCAAAGCCTGACGGCACACCTCTCGCCGAGGGCGGCGAGGAGCTGGCTGTCACGCCCTATTGGCGACGCCGCGAGCGCGACGGCGACGTGATCATCACCGCCCGCGCGCCGCGCAAGTCCAGCGCTCAGAAGAAGGAGGACTGATCCATGGTCAGCTTCAGCCAGATCCCGTCCGATACCCGCGTCCCTGGCGCGTATATCGAAATTGATTCCAGCCAGGCACAGCGCGGTCTGCCCGGCATGCCGCACAAGGCCATCGCCATTGGCCAGCGTCTGGCCGCCGGTCAGGTCGCCGCTCTCGTCCCGATGCTGGTGACCAATGTCGAGGATGCAGCGACGTCCTTTGGGCGCGGTTCGATGCTTCATGCGCAGGCCGTCGCTTTTCTGACTGCGAATGACGCGACCGAGTTCTGGGCCATCGCCCTCGATGACGACGGCGCGGGCACCAAGGCCGTCAAATCCGTGACGTTCTCGAAGACGGATGGCAGTGCAGATTTCGGAGGCGGCGTTGTCAATCTCTGGGTTGGTGGGCGGCGCGTGCGCGTGGCGGTCTCCGCCGACACGACGCCGGCCGAGATCGTCACGGCCCTTGTTGCGGCCGCAACCGACCCGACCATCCCGGCCGTCCTGACCGCCGATGGCGGCACGCCGGAAAAGCTGCTCGTTACCGCCAAGCATGCGGGCGCGACCGGGAACAACATCGATGTGCGCATCAACTATTATGATGACGAGCGCAGCCCCGATAATCTGACGGCCGTCATCGCGACCGATACCGCAGGTGCGGGCGATCCTGAAATCGATACCGCCTTGGCCGCCATCGATGGCGACTGGTGGACGGAAGTGATCTGTCCCTACCTCGATGGCGCAAACTACACCGCCTTGAGCGATTTTCTCGTTGATCGCTTCGACGCGCGGGACATGCGCGACGGGCTGGGCATTGCCGCCCGGGGCGTCGAGACCTTCGCGGCAGCACATACCTGGGGCAACAGTGTCAACTCGCCCCATGTCTCCACGATCCGCGTGCCTGGCTCGCCGACACCGCCTTGGGAGATCGGCGCATCCTTCGCGGGCATCGTGGCCTTCCAGACCCAGATCGATCCGGCGCGCCAGCTGCGCACGCTGGAGCTTGCCGGCGTGTTGCCCGGCAAACCGGAGGCTCGCGATACACGGCCCGAGCGCGAGCTTCTTCTGAAGGCCGGGATTTCGACAGTCGATTACACACCCGGCGTGGTGCGCATCGAGCGCGCCATCACGAATTACCAGATCAGCGATGCCGGAGCGGACGATACCGCCTATCTCGATCTGGTCACCCTCACGGCACTGGCCTACCTGCGCTGGTCCGAGGCGCAGCGCATTCTGCTTCGTTTTCCGCGCCACAAGTTGGCCAATGACGGCACGGGCGTCGATCCGGGGCAGGCTGTGGCCACCCCTGATGTCGTGCGCGGCGAGCTGGTCGCGCTCTACCGCGAATGGGAGCGGGCCGGGCTGGTGGAGAATGCCGATTTCTACATCGAGCGTCTCATCGTCGAGCGCGCGGGCGGCGATCCGAACCGTCTGAATTCGCTGCAGACGCCGGACATCATCAACAACTTCCGGGTCTTCGCGGCCCTGATCCAGTTTCGTCTCTAGGAGGTCTCCATGGGCCAGCTTACCGGTCAAGTCACCATCGTCCTGAACGGGACGCGCCGCAAATCCAAGCCCGGTGCAAAATACGATCCCGGCGGTGTCACCCGCACATCGGTCACCGGCGATCAGGGTACCGACTGGGCGGGCAGCCTGCGCCCGGCCAAGGTCGAGGCGGAATTCCACTGGACACCCGATCTCGATCTCGCCGCGCTTAACGCCTTCGAGGGGACCGTGCAGTTCATGGCCGATACCGGCCAGAATTTCGTTCTCGAGAACGCCTTCCGCTCCGGCGAGCTGGTGTCCACCGCTGGTAATTCCGGCGGCGTGCCCGTCGTCTTCGAGGCCGATGCCGGGACGCCAGTCGGATGATCACCCGCGAGGTTACTCTTCATCGCGGCCTGAAGGTCGGCGAGAACAAGGCCATGGCTGCGACGATCCGCGAAGAGATCGTCGCGGATGAGCTTGCTGCGCTCGAGGCAGGCCTCGATGGTCGGGCGCTCGAGCGTCATGTCACCTTCCTGCGCGTGACCCGACTTGGCGCGCTGGACCAGCCCGACGAAGCTATTCTGAAGACGCTTGCACGCGTTGATCTCGATCTCATCGAACGCGAGATGCTCGCGATGGACGTTCAGATCGCCAAGGATGCCGGCCTCCTGAAGGAGGACGATGCGCCGCGAGAAGACGAGCCCGGCGGCGCGCCGTCGGGCGAGGTTTGATCTGGTGTTGGCGTTGTCTCGATATCTCTCCTGGTCGCGGACCGAGGTGCTGGGCCTCGGCCTGAGCGAGGCGCGCCACTATGTCGATTCCCTCAATAAGGCTGCTCGCGCATGAGCCGGCTTATCGCCCGTATGGAAGTGCTGCTCGGAGGCAACGTATCGCGCCAGGCCAATCGCATGGGCCGCGATATGGAAACCATGGGCGAGCGCGGCGGACGGGCGATGGAGCGGATGGATCGCCGGGCGCGCATGGCGGGCGACGGTATGGCGATGCTGGCGCGCCGCGCCGGAGCGCTGGTCGGGGCCTTTATCGGCATTCAGGAAGTGCGGCGCATGATGACCCTCGAAGAGCGCATCGAGCGACTCGGAGTGTCTGCCGGAAAATCCACTGAAGAAATGAAGACGATGCGCCGCGCGATCAACGAGGTCGCGCAGGCGGATGATATTCGGATCGATCCGACAGAACTGCTCGGCGCGATCGAGGCCTTCACCGAAGCAACTGGCGAGATCGATATCGCCGACAAGATGAAGCGCGAGATCGCGCTGGCGATCCAGGCGACGGGCTCGGGCGGGCAAGAGATCGGCAAGTTGATGGCCTCGATCTTTTCGAAGTTCGAGATCGAAACGCCGGATGATATGCTGGCCGCGCTCGATTTGCTGGCCCGCCAGGGCAAGGATGGCGCGATTGAGCTCGCCAACCTTGCCTCGCTCGGCCCCAAGGTCTTTTCAGCCTATGCATCGCTCGGCAAGGGCGGTGTGCAGGGGTTGGCCGAGGCTGGCGCGCTCATGCAGGTATTCAAGCGTGGTGTCGGTTCTGCCGATGAGGCTGGAACAATCTTTCAAAACGTCTTCAACGCCCTTGGAAAGAAAAGCAATCTCGACAAGCTCCGACAGGTGGGTGTCGATATTCATGATAGCGCCGGAGCGTTGCTCCACCCAGTAGAGTTGCTGAAGAAAGTTGTCGAGGCCGCGAACGGCAACGATACGAAGCTGCAAGGTGTGTTTGAAGATGCTCAGGTCATTAGCGGCCTGCGCCAACTCTCGGCGATGTTTCGGAAAGACGGGGGCTTCGGTGACCTCGACGCTATCATCAATCTGCACCTCGAAGCCGACGGGACGGGTATCGAGGCAGACAGCGCACGCATTGCCGCGACTGCGGGTGCGGCAGCAACGGACGCCGTCGAGAGCGCTCGCTCTGCCGTCTCCGATGCTGTCGAGGAGATGAAACTGCTCGAGCTGTTCGCTGACACGATTGGCGGCATCGATAAAGAGGACGTCGCGTTGCTGTTCAAGGCAGCTGGCGGGATATCTGCGATCTGGGCTGCGTTCAAGGTTGGTGGCGCGGTAAAAGACGGGGTGGAGCTGTTCCGCTCGATGCGCGGCGGTGTCTCTTTCGGGGCATCGAGCGCAGGCGGATCGGGCAAGATCGCCGCGCCGAGAGCGGGCGCAGTGACCGTCCAGCCCGTGCGCGTGACCAACTGGCCCCCCGGTTTCGGGCATGGTGGGGCGCGCAAGGGATCCGGTAAAGGCAAGGTTGGCGGCGCGGCGCTCGTGGGCGGCGGAGTTGCAGGAGCCGCTCTGGCCGGAGCCGCTGTGGTCGGGGCAGTGCCGACTGCGGCAGCGTTCGGGAGTGCCTATATCGGCGGCTTTTATCGGGATATCATGGCGAACGCTCTGGAGCGCGGCATGTCCTTTTCTGACGTTCGTCGCGAAAAGCTCGGCCTGTCTGATGACGACGACTCCCTTCTCGGCAAGATCGAGCGGGCAATTCCCGACCCGGTCAATCTTGTCGGCGATCTGATCCAGTTGCTCCGATCTCGTGTGGTGGATGCACCTTCCGGTCCAGCCGATGCGCCCTCGAGCAACACGACTCCGAAAACCCGCGAGGAGCTGCACAGCCAAACGAGCCGCAATATCCCGATCGAGAAGCCGGCGGCGTCCAGACCAATGCGCTTCGCCACGACGGATGCGCCGTCCGAACCGACCCTTGCACCCTCGGGCAAAACGCTCCCGAAAACTCGTGGGGAGCTGCACAGTCGAACGGACCGTAATATCCGGATTGAGAAGCCGGCCGCATCCAACCCGATGCGCCAAGCCGTAGCGGATGCCGCCGCTCCGGCTGTCGCCGGCGCTGCCGGCAGTGCCGCCTTCGGCGGTCCCGATCCGATTGCCCCGCCCGCCCGGGAGGGTGGTGAGGGTGGTGAGGAGCTGCCGGCGTCTGAGCCGGTGGATATGTCGGCGGTGGAGGATCTGCTCGATGAGCAGGTCGGGGAGACGCGGGCGCTGCGCGAAACGATGGATCGGCTGACCAGCCGATTGACCAGCCGGCCTGCGCCGATGATGTCGCGTTCGGCCACAGGCCGCGTGGAGCTGTTGCCATGACCTGGCGCGATGAATTGCGCCCGGCTTCCTATGAAGGCGTGCGCTTCGAAACACGCGGCAACGGCAAGTCGGCCGGGCGGCGCGGGGCGCATCACGAATACCCCGGCCGGGATCGCGGCTGGGTCCAGGATGGTGGCAAGGCAGATGATGAAATCACCCTCGACGCCTATGTGATCGGCGAGGACTGGATCACCCGGCGCGATGCGCTCGA